CTCTGTTTCCCCACCACCCATATCATTAACCACCACACTGTCCACCTGAGAGGACGTGATGATCCGACGACGCTCCCAAATATAGAGCCAGCTCTCTAATGAAGACGTATCATCAGCAGTAGTTTTAGACCCCTGATAGATCGTCTTGTTCCATGTACGCAGCATAGTATTAAAACCAACGATGTTGGTCTCTGGGGTTGTCGTTGTCGTCGTTGGTGAACCATCAGAATAGACTTTCTGAACAGTTACGTTTTGATCCAACGTGTAATCCACAACTCCAGTATTCACTGTGGAATCAAGCGTATAACTTGCAGTCGAAGGAAACGAAGTCACACCAATGATCTTGGTTCCAACTTCCAAAGACTGAACCGAAGCAGGGACAACCTGATAGTATCGGGCAATAGAATACTTCTTGTTCTTGTTATAGTTTCCAGCAGAAATGGTTACAGTTCCACCACTCTCATATTGAATGAGAATCGTGTGTGTATTTGAATCATAATCAGACACCCACTCCTGACTGACTTCAGCAGGAGCATTCTCATTCAACCAGTGTTCTGCCCAGTATGCGTAATCACCATCAGTGAATTCCGAACTCTGAATCCGGTTTTCCAAACCAACAGGAGAAGTTGGAATAGGAATGAAACCAGAAAGAAGAGTAGGCTCGATTGCAGATACACTAGACACATTCAATGTGGGCATCCCGGCAATGTCATTCCGGGCAGCCCAATTGAAGAAAGACCGCTGCATAATGCCCGGTCCAGTGAGATAATTCCCAACGATGGTTTCCCCAAGGTATGCACTATAAGGGTTCATTACCGCTGAGAATAAACTCGACTTTAGAAAGTTTGGTCGGTCTAGCTCATCTCCAGCCAAGTTGTAGACTGAAGATGAGACATAGATTTTCTTACTACCAAAGAGACCCATGAGTGGTGATCTCCTTTATAACCCGTTCGCATTCCGCAGGGACAGAAGTACAGCACTGACAGACGGGACGTTCAGTTCGGTAGGAGCAGCCAAGTTCTCATCGAGAGTTTTCTGCGTGATCCAACCATCCAGATACATCTTGGCAGCCTTGTGTTTAGCATCTTTGATGAAGCTGTCAATCTGTTGGTCGTACAGGTCTTTCTGTTTGCCAACACTACCTTCGATGATAGTCGAGTTGTCAGAACGAGTGTCCATCGTCTTGGAACGCTCGCCTTCTATTTGCTCTTTGGTCAGATCAATTTGTTCGTCCAGCAGCTTCTTCTGACGACCCACCAAACCAGTGATAGGAGTCAGAGCATCTGAACGAGTTTCCAGCGTCTGAGCACGTTGTGTTTCACGCTGTTCCTTGATCAGATCAGTCTGAGCTGGCATCTGGAAGTTCAGCAAGTGCTGTTCTTTACCCAGAGCAATAGGCATCATCTGGTTGAGTTGGTACTCAGCAGTGGCCTGTTGTGTCGGCAGCGTCTGATTGAGCTGGAATTCTTGCAGACTTTTCTCAAGCGGCTGAAGAACACGGTTTTCGTATTCCTTCATTGCAGCTTCAACAGGGAGAATCCGGTCAGCAGTCACCTGCTTTGCAGCATACTCAATCGGCATCATAGTGTTGCGTGTGTACTCTTGAATAGAGAGTTCAGCAGGCATCAGCCATGCACGCTTGTAACGCTCACTGTCTGTTTGTGCCTGTGTCAAACAGTAGGCAGCATCAGCATTAGCAATCTGCATCTTAGTCAGAGCGTATTGTGCTCCAGCATTCTGCATTTCGAAAACAGCCTGTTGAGCTTCCACCTTGGTTTTCTCAAGGTTGATCAGTGCTTCTGTGGCTTGGATCTCAGCGATACGAGCCTGCATTTGAGCAGTGATAGCAGCCCACTTGGCTTGATCTTTCTGCAACAGGAAAGCCACCGACTGTCCCAAAACAGCGGTAGTCACATCTGTGTAAACTTTGGCATATTGGTCCCCGGTAATCCGGTTCCCTTTATACTCACGGTTGATGTGTTCATCGACAGCTTTCATCAGCTTGTCGAAGACACCTTCACCTTCCAGATCAACCTGTGTCAGTTGTTCAAGAGTAACTGTCTGAACGTCTTTGTAAAGTTCAGAGTTTAGGTCTGCATCGAAGTTGTACTTAGAATCAGACAAATCCAACGTAGGGGGCGTTGGAGAGTCTGCGGTGAGAGAGGTAAACAGAGCATTTGCCTGTTCATCTGCATTGCAGTCATTTACGGGCATTTCTGAATTCCTCTCTCAATATCTTGGTCTCTCTGCCTTAACAGAGAAACAAGTCAGTTGTCGATAGAGTGTGAAGCACGTTGATGAGCAGCCAGTTCAGCCAGTTCTTTCTTCGTTAGAGCAGGAAGCTCTTCAATTGCGAACTTGTTGATCATTGAGGTCTTGTACTTTTTCACACCGAAAGCACCGCCCTTGATCTCTTTGCGAAGAGGAAACTTCTGGTTTTTCAACTGGTTCACCAAGATCTCAGGGATGTGGTATCCGTTGGGAGCTTCGTCTTCACCGAATGGGATGTACTTGGCAACCTTGCCAGTGAATTTGTTCACAGCCGTAATAATTGCACCACTAAGCTGAGCATCAGCCGGATCCAAATTGGTGACTTTCACACGGTGCAAACGAAGAGCCTTGGCACGAACAACCTGACGCAGGAGCTGCAAATCAGTGATTTCGTTCGGGTCCATTTCGAGGATCTCTTCCATTGTAGGGCCAGTTTTCGCAGGACCAGCAGTGGATTGAATCTTGTCTTTGCTTGTGTCTACACCACCAAAGTCAGGGATATCAGTAGTTTCTTTTTCCAGCGGATCATCTGCCAGATCGAGTTCATTCAGATTGAAGTTCAGAATACCCATGATTTTCTTCCGAAGAGTGTCTTCACCGGTATTGCCGGAGAATGTGACATTGATGGAGGTAGCTGCTTCACGAAGTTGTTCTACAGTTTCCATTGCCGTGACAGCCTCAATGGCTTCAGCGGGTGCGAGTTTACTGATATTCATGTGGTTTTCTCTCTTGGTTGAAAAAGGTTAAAAGATGAAAAAGGGAGCTATTTCTAGCCCCCTTCCTCTAGAGCTGATTACTCAGCCGCAACGGTTTTCACAACAGCCAGACGCTCAGGACGCAGGGCAATAAAGCCGTGGTAGAACGTGATCGAGCTGAAGCCGATCTTACCGTAAGGATCCTGCACAGTGGCCATTTCCTTGCCGGGTTTTTTCACGATGATCTTGAACTTCTGCTTTGCACCGGATTTGCCAGAGCCTTGCAGACCGACCGTAGCGAACGAACCATCACCAACAACCAGCATCGGAAAGATGTTGTAGTTAGTACCGTCGTCCGAGTAGCCGAGGTTCGCACCAGTGGCAGTAGCACCAGCACCTTCCCAGTTCATCATGTTCGGCACAACGATAATGCGGAAGTCACCCACAGAACCGATTTCACCGTTCATGATCATTGAAGCAGCAGCATACTTGCGAACAGGAACAAAGGCAGGATTAGCCAGACCATCGACCATGTTCTCGACAGTGATCTGGAGTTCGGAACCGATGTACATGATGCGCGACGCATTGATCGTCATAGTATCATTCATCGTCGAACCCTTGATGATCTTGGTGTTCTTCGGAGTCCGATTGTCGTCGAGCACGATGCTCAATTTCTTCAGATCCATGAACGTCACGACCGAGGGGTTCGCACCTTGACCAGTGATCTCATTGTCTTGAGTCGCAACACCAGTGTACACAACAGTACCAGCGTTGGAGAGCAGGTCAATTTGCAGCAGGTCTTCAGTGACCTCGTTGGCACCGGCAACCATCTCACGGCTCATGTGACCGTACAGATCAGAGTCGGTATCGAAGGTCATCATGTCTTCAGAGAATTCGCTGAAGAATCCATGCTCTTGCAGAGTGCCAGAGCGTTCCAGACGGGTGAAACCAACGCGGTTCACACGCCCACCTTCTTCAGTGAGAGTCGGCATACGAGCACTGATCAGGCCGACATCTTTGGACGAACCGTAGATGTTACCCCAAGCAGTGACGGCACCAGTGGCGTCGAGACCTTGGTCGTTGACGTTGCGGTCATCGAGCAGAGGAACGTAGTAGTAGACTTTCAGCTCTTTGCCGTAGTGCATCGGCATCGAGCGAACTTCAGCCAAAGGGCTGAAGAACATCTGTTCGGCAGCGTCGATCAGAGAACGACGATCCCAGTAATGAGTATTGAACTGCGGACCAATGTCCGAAGCCGTACCCGGAGGAGCGTTATACAGTTGAGCCATGATGTTTTCCTAACTTCTCATGTTGGACGCTCTTGTTATGTAGGTGGAGCCAATTTCTTGAACTCTTCATCCGACATAGCCGAGTAGTCCGGTTCTGCTTTTTGCCAGCCTGCATTTGCAGGAGCGGATCGGGGTGGACTTGCCGATGAAACGTTTGGAGTGGGTTGCTCAGTATTCGGCTTGAGAGCAGCCTTCCGGGTGCCAGCGCCAACAACCTTACGGGTAGTTGGTTGGTCTTCTGTCGTCGTGGAACCAAATACACCAGCTTTTTGCATCGCCTCACCTACCTGATGGTAGGCTTGGAGGAAGGGAACATCGGTTAGAAAACCCATTGTCCGCTGGTACTTTAATTCCTCTTGAATTTTCAAATAAACTCCTGAACGCTTTTGTGCAAGTATATTCTGGAAAATAGCTGGTTGATCTCGCAAAGCTTCTTTCGAAACTACGTCCCAATCACGGTTGATGTCACTAATCAATTCACGTCCACCTTCGGCAGCCATGGTCTCTTTGATAGCATCATCAAACGTCAGATCCTTGGGATCACCTGCGTAATTGTTAGCCTGATACGGCTTGTCATCAGCGGTCGTATCAATATCAACAGGGTCGATCTTGTGATCTTGAAGGAGCTTTTTGATTGCGTTCTTATTGCCTTTTGACAGGTCAATCAGGAAATTCAACTTTTCTGGATCATTCAGACCATTGGACTTCAGCATTTGGTCTTGAGCACGAAGAGGTTTCATCTCTTGCATATGACGGGAATAGTTTACCCCCATTTGCATCAGTCGAATCACATCTTCAGGACTACGAACCTGCATTTCCCGTCCGTCTGCTTTGAAAGGTGCAGACACTTTTTTGAAGAAATCGACCGCAGCTTTGGGATCTGTCTTTACAATCCCAGTTGGATTTGGTTGGTCTTTCGTTTCTGGTTTCGCAGCAGGATTTGGTTCTGCTGGTTTTTCATCTTTTCCTTTCGGAGCTTCAGGTGTCTTTCCTTTCGGATCTGCATCTTTGACACTTTTATCTTTGATGTCAGCAGAAGGATCGACTGGTTTGTCGTTCGGCTTGAGATCAGGATCAGAGGTTTCTGAACCAGAAGGATTTCCTTCGTCAAGATCATCTTGACCATCCAACTCATCATCATTGTCAGTATTTTCTTCAAGATCCGAATCTTCTTCAGGAGTTGCAGGTTCATCAACAGGAATCAGTTCCTGAATTTGTTTCGGATCGAGCTTCATGAAATCTTCATCGCTCAGAGAATCAATGTCGATTAGTGTGTTTTCATCAGACATAGTTTATGCCCCTTTCAAAGTGGAGTTGGCTTCAACAGCCTCATTCCAAGCAGCTTCCAAATTGGCCAGCTCGCTTTGGGCAATGTTGCCTTTCTGAATGAAGTCTTGAAGAAAAGTCCGCAGAGAGCCGATAGCTTTCAACTCACTGACACATTCGTCGAACTGTTTGTCCGAGAGACGGCCACTTGCCATTAGACCACCAAGCCGTTTTGGCTCTTGGTCAAAATAGGCGTCCATGACAATTTCTTTAAACTCTGGCAGCCCAGCCAACTTTTCAGCAGC